CGCATGTTTGTAGCCTGGCATGTTATTCATACTCATAACAGTTTTTGGATCAACTCGAAGTGGTTTTTTATCTTGGCGTGTGCCTAATGCTTGATTCATAAATCCTGCAAATTTAGGATCATGCGCTTCCGCCATGCCTTCGTTAGGCACACAGTTACGAACTTGTCCACCATTCTTACCTTTCTTAGTGCCTACCGCATGTTTGCCTGGCCAGCAACGAGTAAAGCCATTTGAATCTTTAGCACCTTTTTTAATTTCGTTAAGGTTACCGTGTGTTTGGCACATTCCACAATCAGGGCATGTCATTTCCATAACTTGCATACTCTCATTGTGTTTCTTTTTGCCTGCACAGTGAGCTTTTTGACTGAATCCTTTAGGATGACTGCAATTGATACTGCGCTTATATTTCTCACTCCATGCTTCTGTTACATCTGGTGTGAAATTAGGATTAGTGCTTATATGGAATTTACGATCCTTATTCCATTCGTGTTTCATTAATTTATAAGCTGTATTTCTTGCGTGACTTTCACCATTAAATTCCGCTGGTTTTCCAGTAGACTTATCTTTGAATGGCTTTCCATCTATGAAAATATAGTATGTTCTATTATCCTCTCTATGATGTGATCTAGATCTATGATTAAATTGTCTAACTAGGTCTTGATATTCATCGTAAGAAATTAAACCGTTTTTATAATCACGGTAGTAATCGTATTCTTCTTCATTCAATACTTTGGGGTTGCCTATTGAATCGCGTCCTTCTTTCATTAGAACGCGATTAGCAATTTGTTGACTGTATTGTCTTTGTATCTGAGCTTTTTTAATTTGGCTTTCTTTAACTTCAGTTTCGATATCTTCTAAATATTTGCCTAGTAGGCTATCAGAAGGAAGTTGTGGTTTTTTGTAATGTTGCATTACAAGTTGCTCGGCCTGAGAAAGCCTATTGGTCTTATCTTCCATCAAGACTTGTGGACCTTCTACATTTGCCCCTGCGACTATAGCAACAAAGCGATCCATGTCGCCTTTTTCTGCTTTAGGCTTAGAAGCTGCAGAATTGAAATTTTCAAGTATGCGCTTCATATCCATGATATTATCCTAGCAGGCGATGTGTTAACTCTTTAAGGCGTGTTAGATCTGCAGATTCGTTGATAGCAACAGGGCTGAGTTCAACTGACTCATGTGCATTTTTCCACATAGCAGCTGCGGCAATCTTCTTGCCTTTCTCACCACCACCAGCAGCCTTAGCTACTTTGTCAAAGCTCTTACCTGGTTTGCCAATGTCTCCACCTGCTTTGGCTTTTTTAACAAGAGCAGACTTAGCACCTTTGCTCATTCCTGCGCTTGGTTTAGCTTCTTCCATTTTTTTCTTTGTAGATTTTTTTGGTTCGTCTTCGATATCACTATCGTCTCTGGATGTCTTGTCAGCTTTTTGACTTTGCCAACCTTGCACTGTGCGAGATTTAATTTTAGCACCGCTTGGCAATGTTACTTCGCGTTCTTTTTCTTTAGCTGGTTTGCGATCTGCATCTTCTTTGAAAGGATGGCCTGCTTTGGCAGCTGCTTTAGCACGGCTTCCCCAAACTTCATCTTTAGTACTTTCGATCTTGCCATCACCGTCGTAGTCTTTATCAGCTTTAGTTGATTTAGAAGACTTTTTAGCCTCCATAGTAGGCATCATAGAACCAGAGCCATAGCACTCATAGGCCTGTCCCATATTCATACCTGGATGTGTATGCATACATTCGCCCATGGTGCCATGAGTAATCATACCACCACATTCTTCACATGCTTCTTTATGATGCATAGCTAATTCTAAATTACCAGCCTTGTGATGTTTAGCATATTCACAAGCATGATGATGCGACATCTGTCCAGCTGACATTTTACCTTCTTTCATGCTAGACTTTTTCTTATCGGCAGCTGCCTTCTTCATTGATTCTTTTTTGTTGCCGTCTTTGTCTAAATCTAAAAAGTCTGGCTTGGCACCTTTGGCTTCTTTGATATTCTCTTCGTCATCTGGAATACCATTGTGGTTGGCATCCATACGCTTGTGAGCTGCTTTAGTAGCCTTCATTAAACGGTTATACTTTTCTACTTTAGTTTTAACTTCTTCGGGAATCTTTTTCTCAACATGCCCAGCACCGCCACAATGTCCACATGGCTCCATCATGCTTTCGTCCATTTTTTCTTCTTTCTTAGCCTTCATCTTTTTAGCTTGAGCTAATTTAAGATCTTTCATCTTTTCTTTAGCTTCTACAAGGCGAGAACTCAATGCATGTTGTTGACTTTCTGTCAATGAAGTGCTCTCTAGCAATTGGCTAAATTCATTAAATTTTGATTCGTATTCTACATAGTGGTAGACACTGGCTAGATCGTCAACAGCTCTAGTGATCTTATCTGTGATCCAAGATTCCAATACTATTCCGTTGTTTAAGCTATCTCCTAGCTTATTTGAATAAGTTGCTAGTTTTAGTAGATCAGCTACTGCTGATTGACCCTTGTTAGTTTGCATGAGTATACTCCGTTATCTTCATATATTTAGCGTTTTATTGCCGGACCGCCAAACAATGATACGCCTTTCATATCTAGCGCATTGACAGCAGTGCCCTTCATTCTACCGCGTTTTACTTTACGCTGCTTAGTTTTTTTGCTGTACGCCATAGTCGGACTTACTACTGTAGCAATATTTCCGGAACTAGTTGCTCCGGCAGTAGCTGACTCTGTTAATCCAATTATTTCGTGTACTCGCATATTAATTTTTAAATTCCGGTGGCGTACCAAGCCAATAGGGGCGGCTAAACCATAGCTTAAACCATTCTAAATCCCCCGGTTGTATATTTAGCTGTCTTTCTATTTCGCGTTTTTCAGATCCAGTGACGCTGATATTGCTACCTTGTTCTACCTTGTATTCGTGTAATCTGGCACTATGCCCTAGTCCAGCTAGATATTGTAAGCTCTTGATTTCATGTACAGGATCGTTAGGATCTAGATAGCAGTCATCTGTACTATCTTGATTTAGATTATCGCTAGTGATTCTGTACTGCTTCATAGTGCCATTTCTCTAAGCATACGATACATGCGATTGGCATATTTAATACTTGACTCAGCTAGCCCCATACCTTTCTTTGTAAGATTCATCAAATGATGTATCCAATCTCGACCTAACTTAGCTTCATCAAATCCCTTACACCATGCATCTAATTGTTGTTCTTCTGTCATATTATGGTCTTTTAGTACATTTCGTAATGCACTAAAACTTATTCCGGTACCTCTTGGAGTAACTTCTAAGCTGACTTTGACGTGTTCGTAGCCTTGGAATTTGTTTACAGCTTTCATCAATGCCTGCGGCATACTTAATCCTGCCCGATCTTCGCCGACCATGATGATGATATTATCATAGCGAGGTGGTTTTCCGGGTAATGGATTTATAAGTTCATGTTTAACTTTTTGAATTAGTGTACCGCCTTCATGGGTTACAGTACTAATATTTTTTGCATACTGCGGATAAAGTTTATGCCATGTTTGTACTTTTACACTTGGCGGAATTGGATCATCCTTACCTTCAGCGTTGCCTATAAACAAGTATGGATCTCCGCCTAGTTCGTTAGCTTTGCTAATTGTAAAATTAAATAGTTGTTCATGTCCTTTATGACCGACAAAACTGCCGATGGCTACTACTGCTGTTTTAGCTTCGCCTCTAGGTCTTTCGGTCCTAGCAGTTGCCATGGCATCTTTTTTAGCTTGTATGACATCTCGCTGTTCTTGGCTAGTAATTTTAATAGGCCCTAGGCGACTGTTGATTACAATTCCTTCGTAGTTCTGTCCTAATAGATCCTTACCAACGATGTTAGGATCTGCAATAATAGCTTTTTCAAGTGCGATCTTAATAGGTTGTAATTTTTCTTCAACTTCGCGTTTTAATTGTAAACTTATTTTATCTCGTTTACCACTAGTATCACTAACTATGCGTTTAAGCTCTTCGATATTGTCTAACGGATTAATTATCTCCGTAACATCCAACCCTTGATTTTGTTTTAGCCTATTATTAAGGAACATAACACTACCTTGTTGACCTAAATCTAATAGTGCATTAAGAGTTTTACCTGCATCATCGACAGGTTCCCCGGTGTCTGCTTCAACAATATGGAACGGAACTAATGCTAATTTAACTCCTTTAGGTAATTTATCATAGTGGATGCCTACGAATTTTAATTTTCCTTCTGGTGTTTCTGTTGCAAATGGCAAGAATAATACTTCACAAGTTACCTGTTTATTGATTAGGAAATCAGGCCCTAATTTGCCGTCAACTAATTTGATAGCGTTCATCATCTCATAAAATAAATCATCAAACATTTTAGCACGGTTCAATATATCAGGATCAGTAGTGCCTTTTTCTTGATGATATTTTACAAATGATGCTTCATAGCGTGGCTCAGTTCGGCTAGTACCCATAAAAGGCTTCCCTTCGGCATTTTTACCAAAGCGCCCGCCAAAACCATCAACCTTAACATTCAAAGGAATATTTTGTAGTTTAAAACGACCGTTGCCATCGTGTAACTCATCAATCAAATCTAAAAAATCCGGAGCCTTCAAGTCATGTAAGTGTGGCATACCTTTGCGTAGCTGTGCTTTGACTTCTGCTTCTGCTAATGGTTGTGCCTTTTTAGACTTGGCATGATATGCCTTTTCATATTGATCAGCAAGTTGTAGTACACTATTGCGATGATTTTTCATTCCTAGATGATCTAGTAAATAATCAACAGCAGGCATTTTAGTTTTAAAATCTGCTTCCGGGTCGTCAGCATCGATCATTTGCGCTGCTGGTCCAAAACACAATTTAATAAACTCATGCGCGGCAGTTTGTTGTTGGGTGGCTGTAAAATGTTTTTTCATTAATTCTATAGTACCAACTAGGCTACGCATTAATTGTTGTTCATTGCCAGACGGCATCTCGCCAAAGAACTGTTCAAACTGTTGACTCATGTCCTTTATATAATCACTTTCAGCTGGAGTAAGTGGTACTAGAACAGGAATGCCATTTATTTCCTTTGGTACATTTTCTTCTGGGTTGGGAGCGCGGTATTTGGCTCTCACTCCGCCTCCGCCAACACTGGCCACAGCAAAACTGAAATTAGCATCACGGAATGGGGGCGGAGGATTGTCATAATCGGTGACATGTTCTTTCATGTCATCGCCTCCGAATACTCGCATCGCTTTGTTCTTACCTGCACCAGTTACTTTGGCAACATACTTATCTGATGGTGCAACTTTAGCCAATGAACGATATAACCATTGTCTAAACACACCTTTGATTCCTTCATTTAGATCTTCTATTTCACTACCGTGGCTTATTTGAGCCCATTCGGTAGGAATTTCAAATCCCCTAGAATCTGTAGTATAATCGACAAACTCTAAATCAACTTGTAGGGTAATAGGAGGTTCATTAATTTGCCAAAGTGCAAGCCACTGATCACTTCCCTTTTTAGTACCTACTAGTGTAGCACTACCTACACTCTTACCTATATTCTTGTGTACGAATTCTTCTATCTGTGGTTCAAGTCTACGATCAATTTGCGTGTCAATATCGCCAACTTTCTTTTTTACTCTTTTAAAATCAGCATCTTCAATACCAATCATCTTTGGATTAGTTTCTGATTCAGGTTGTTGCGGATTAAAATTAGGATTGTGCTGTCGCAAGAACATAAACCATTTACTGCTTCCGCTAATAAATGTATGTACTTCTTGATCAATAAGTTGTTGATTCCATATATGGCGTCCATATTGTTGTGCAAATGCGTTGTTAATATCTACTAGTAGCTGTTTAACCACTGGCACCATGGCTTTACGATTTTCAGAATCAATTTTACCTGCTGAATGTTGACCGGCTATACCTGTCCAGCCCACAGTTGGATTACCAGCTATGTCATGGCTAGATAAATTGCCACCTTCGAAGATAGCAGGAGTTAACCTATGAAATAATTCACGGAGTAGCATTATTAATCCTTATAATGCCCGTGTTCTATGTGTCCGCGCAATTCGTCGTGTAATCTAGTACAGATTTCTTCTTTGAGTTTCTTGTCTATTTTGTCTGGAAGCTGGCGTATTGGGTATTCTTTAATATAGTTTTCGTAGCATTCGTCTACAGCTTTAGCAAATGCCTCTGGACTTGTTGACTTCTTATTCTTAACTTGGTGTAGACAGTGAGCAATTACAGGATAGACATGCTTACGATAGCAGTCATCGTTGTTATGCATATAAAATGCTAGATCTTCAGCGAGATCATAATTAATTGAGTGCTTGCCAGATCCTTCGCCCTCAACATAATCTTCTTCTTTAAAGCCTTGATTTTCGAATAGTTCTCTTATACGCATAATAAACCCAAAATATTAGTCACCCGTACGGGTCTAGTATTTATCGATTTAGCTTTTAGCTACAGACTGTTTAACAATGCGTTCTACTTTGTTGATAGCACCGCCTAAATGTACTTTAGCCAGCATGAGATTCTTATCTCCTGTGACAAAGAAATGCGTACCACCGAAACTGCTTGATTTAGCAAGATCCCTACGACAGCTATTAGTTAGTTTAAGTTTTTTATTGCTGTCAACCCATGAAACAAATGGTTCGTAACTCTGTTTAGTTTTGCCTAAAGTAACTTTATAGTCAAAGTTAGTCTTCGACATAATAACAGTACCAACTTCTAATTCAGTATTTTCCGGAGGGATACAGACATATTTGACCTGTTTGCTATCTATTTTAGACAGAGCATCGATATCTTTCTTAGTATTGCTGTAGATAGTCAGCCAAGGACTCTCAACCCTTAAAAAGTAGTCCTGCATTTTACTTAATCTATCATGTATTTTAAAACAATAGTCTAATTCTTCGTGTGTTTTAATTTTAGTAATCCAATACGCATTAGTATGGTCTGTTTCTTTTTTGTTAACTAACGGCATACAATCTAATAGATCTTTATATACCTGATCTAAATTGTTGGATCTAAACCATCGTGCGCCAGCACATACAAGAACAATCTTATAAGAATATCTATTCCAGAATAAATTTTTACTGGTCTTGGTTAACATGATCTAGTTCAGTACTATCTATAGTAAGTAACGGCATTTTAGGAGCCTTTGGTTTGGCAGTGAGTTGTATTTTGTCATCAATGGCATCAATTTGCAACCAACCGCCGCCACGCAATTCGCCAAATAGCATCATTTTAGCCATACTGCGTTTGATTTCTTTATCAATTACACGAGCCAATGGACGAGCACCCATCTTAGGATCAAAACCTTTTGCCAATAGCCAATTAACGGCATCGTCTGTGATTTTAATCTTAATTGATTTATCTTTAACTTGATTGCGCAATTCGTCGATGAATTTGTTTACAACTAAAATCATAGTTTCTCGGCTTAATTTATTAAAGGTAATAATAGCATCTAAACGATTACGAAATTCCGGAGTAAAGAATTTCTTAAGTTCTTTATCACTGTAGTCCTTTTGTTGACTTCCGAATCCGATGGCATTTTTATCAGCATCCTCCGCTCCAGCATTAGTAGTGAGAATAAGGATTAAATTACGGCAATCAGCTTTCTTGCCATTACTGCCAGTTATAAATCCGTTATCCATCATTTGTAATAATACAGTCATTACATCAGGATGTGCTTTTTCAACTTCGTCAAATAGCAAGACAGCATTTGGAGCTTCTTGTATCTGTGTAATCAATAATCCAGCATTTTCTTCAAAGCCAACATAGCCTGGAGGACTGCCAATTAGTTTACTGATGCTGTGTTTTTCTTGATATTCACTCATATCAAAGCGTAGTAACTTAACTCCTAAATTCTTAGAAAGTGATTTGGCAGTTTCAGTCTTACCGCACCCAGTTGGTCCCATGAACACAAATGATCCAATAGGTTTATTTTCTGATTTAAGACCCGCTTGCGAAACAATAATTTTATCAACCACTTCTTCTACAGCGACATCTTGTCCAAATACTTCAAGATCAATCTTTTCTTTGAGCGTTACTATTCCTGAACTTTCAATTTCACTAATCTGCTCAATCGGCATATTAATAGCTTTGCTCAATTCAAATTCAATTTCTTGTTCAGTCACTACTTTATTTTCAGATAATTTTAGATTGAAACGAGAACAAGCAAGGTCAATTAAGTCAATGGCTTTATCTGGCAATTTTTTATCTGTTTGATATTTGACTGACAATCTAATAGCGGCTTGGAGTGCATCATCTTTAATAGTAACACTATGGAACCCTTCGTAGTATTTTTTAATACCTTTAAGGATTTGTAATGTAACTGATTCGCTAGGTTCGTCAACAGTAATGCGTTGGAAACGGCGCATTAGAGCACGATCCTTTTCAAAGTGCTTGCGATATTCTTCCCAGGTAGTTGATGCTACTACCTTGATATTGCCTTTGCTTAGAGCTGGCTTCATCATATTAGCAAGATCATTTGAGCTGTTACTGGCTGATCCAGCACCACTGATCATATGCGCCTCGTCAATAAACAACACAGTCTTACCTTTCTTAGTAAGAGCTTTTAAAACTAATTTAAATCTTTCTTCAAAATCGCCACGATATTTTGAACCTGCAAGCATGGCTGAAATATCTAAATTATAAACTGTATAATCCTTTAAGAACTCAGGAACTGCCCCATTAACAATATTGTGAGCTAGGCCTTCTGCAATGGCAGTTTTACCTACGCCAGGATCGCCTACTAGTATCACATTGTTTTTGCTGCGGCGACCCATAGCCAATGCAATATTTTCTAATTCATCAACACGACCGATCACAGGATCAATCTTGCCTTTGTTAACTTGTTCATTCAAGTTAGTAGTATAGGCGGCCAACGCCTTTGCTGCAGCCATTCCAATACCGCCTTGGCCACCACCCTCATTTTCTTCTACTTCGCCTTCACCGTCAAGTTGGTTATTGATGTAGTCGGCAAACTTATCTTTATCAATATTAGCCTTTTGAATGTAATAGAAACTCCAACTACGCTTCTCTCCCATCATAGCAAGAAATACATCTGTTGGTTCAATACGCTGGCGACCATTGAATAATACTTGTGTAAATGCCCTATTAAGTATACGCTCTACACTTTGAGTTTTCTTTGGTTTAACTACTACGTCTGGTACAGTCATTTCTTGGCATTTATGTGTAAGATAGTCGGCTAGATTTTTGCGCAACTCCTCAACATTGGCACCGTACCCTGTGATGCAATTACAGAACTGTTCCTCCATTAGCATGGCTAATAGCAGATGCTCGATAGTTAAATATTCGTGGTGTAATTTTTTAGCAGTATCAATTGCTTTTTCAAATACTGCTTGTAAATTATCGCTTGGCTCTACCATTCTTTTTCCTCTGTTTTTCAAGTTTCTTTTTTGCTAATGCAAGTTTAAGTGGACTAATATTATCTGTAAAACATACACCATCTAAATGATCTAGTTCATGCTGAAAACATCTAGCATCTCGGTCTGTTAATTCTATTATACATTTATTTCCTTGTCTGTCAATGTATCCGGCTGTTATTTTTTTATGTCGTTTAACATTTAACCACAGGTCGGGAAAACTTAGACATCCCTCTTCGTCATCGATCATTTCATCGTCCCCTGATATAATCCAGGGATTAAACATACAAAAGGGCACTTGGTCTTTTAATCTAATAGCAAAGACTCGTTTAAGGATGCCGATTTGATTTGCAGCTAGTCCAACTCCATTGTTTTCTATCATGAATTGAACCATATCGATTTCAATCTGACGGGCTTCTGAAAAATCTTCAGGGGTTTCAAAACGCCAAGGTTCAGACTTAGTTTTTAGTATAGGATCAGTACTTTTGATTAATTTCATCATTGAGTTGTCTAAGCCTTGCGATAAGATCTTGATCCGTAATGGCAGGAGTTTTAATATTTACTACACTAATAAATCGTCCTTTAATTCCATTATGTGGATTCGTAAATCCTAATCCACCGCTGGCAAACTCAGTACCTGAAGTAACACCTGGGCGTATTTCAATATCCATCTGCTGACCAGTAATAGTGTTTACACGCTTTCTGCATCCTATCATGGCTTCAATAGGTGATATTGATACCTCAGTGTATAGGTCATCTCCGCGTCTTGAAAAATTAGGGTCATTTAGTATTATGATAGTGACATTAAGATTTCCTCGGGGAACGCCGGGTATACTATCATCTCCTAATCCTTGGTATCTGATAGTACCACCATGTTCTATTCCAGGAGGAATATTAATAACTACGGTCTGGTTGCGACCGCTAGGCAATTGATAATTAGCTTCAATTTGTTTTCCTTGATACGAATCAAGTAAACTTATATTGCAACTTATATTTAAATCTCTATTTCTTCTAACCTGTTGTCCGCGCATGTGGCCAAAGATATCACCAAATGGGTGCTGATTGCCAAAGATATCACCAAAAGGATTGCCTCCCGGAAATGGATTTCCGGTAGTAAAATGGAATCCTCCACCTGGGAATCCTCCACCTGGCATACCACCGTACATGCGTTGTTGATCATATTCAGCTTTTTTCTGCGGATCACTTAGGTTGTCATAGGCAACACTAATGTCTTTGAATTTTGCTTGATCTCCGCCCTTATCAGGATGATGCTGATTAGCCAACTTCCTGTACGCTTTTTTAATTTCGTCCGGTGATGCGTTTTCGCCAACACCTAATATTGAGTAGTAGTCTTGCATAGTCGTAAAAAAGGTCCAATGTAATATAGTTAATTATACTATATTTAATTGGACCGGTCAAGAGTCTGATTATTTTTTCTTGACTGTATCTGGCTTGGTACCTGCTATTTCTGTACCTTCTGCTTTTTTGTGATGCTTAACTTCTTTTTTAACTGCTGGCTTAGTAGGTGCTTTGGCCGTTTCAGCGGCCATTGCTGAACTAGCAAATACAGCTACAATTAATAGTGCTAATAGTTTTTTCATTTTATTTCCTTATAGTGGAGGTTGATCTATTGGTGGAACAACTTTTTTACCACTAGCTGTTACTGCTGGTGTTGATGCGGGTGTTGCCCCTGACCCGCTGTTAAAACCCGATCCAAAACCTCCCGCTGTTGCTGGGGGTGTTGTTGTTGAAGGTGTGCTTCCAAAGCCGCCTCCACCAAAGCTGGATGGTGCTGGTGTTGAACCAAAACCACCGGTGGAGGAACCGAATCCTCCTGACGCAGGTGCGCCAAATGCTGGAGCCCCGCCAAATGATGAGTTGTTTCCACTGCCAAAGCCTCCTGAACTCATTGAACCTCCAAACCCTCCACCCATGCTACCTTGCATACCGCCCATACCTGATGGAACACCACTCATGTTAGTATTGTTAGTTACAGTTTGACTAGTTGCTGTTGGATTAGCGGCTGTGCCTGCTAGTTTCTCTTGTGTACGACCAAATGCGCTGATACCTAATACAGCACCCATCGCAATATGGAATAAACCGGCACCTTGTAGTGTTAGCGGATTCCATTGTGTAATTGGTGCATGATTAATACCTTGCCATAGCGCCCATAGCACTGGAAATACTGCCATGTCTAGTAAACAGATAAGCATGTACATCCAACCCATCATTGGACGCCATAACGTCTGCATCCAATTACTTTCGCTTTTATGTGACATTGTTCGCTCCTAAAATTTTAAAACCAAAGAAATAAGCCATTTAGACTTAAAAATAAACCAAGTCCTGCTACTAAAAAACTGCTCCAAAACAAAGGCATACTAACAGCTAAAATACTAGCTGAAAGAATAACGATACTCAACTGATATGCGGTTGATGCATACCCGATCCAAGGACTAGATTTTTTAGCTTCGTCCCTGTCGGCCTCCATCTTCTTAGCTTTTGCTAATAATGCTTTTTTACCTTCTGGACCATTTTCGTAGTCTTCAATCTTTTTAGCCATTTCTTCAGCACGGGCCTTGTCGCTATTGTGTTTGGCTTCATAAAGATTTTGTTCTGCCAGGGTTTGTTTCAAGCTCTTAGCTTGATAAAATGCATAAGTGTCATTGGCAGCGATAGTATTATTTAAAACAGTGCTAGACAGTTTACCGCCATACCAAGCGTTGAGTGCCAGCAACAATGCAAACACATTGATGACCATACCTGCTTTATCTTTAATCTTTGCCTCACGCTCGCTACGGCTACCTACTGGTGGTTTTGGTGCATTAGGGTCTTTAGGTTGTTTTGTGATTAGACTTAATACTGAATCTAATAATGCCATTTGTTCGCTCCTTTAATACTAGTATTTATTGCTGTGCAGTAGTCTGTGACGCCGCATATTGCTGTGCTAATGTAGGCTCCACGGCCGGAGTTAGATCCATAGTTGGTTCTTGTGGAGACACAACTAGTCCTGCATGATATTCAGCTTTTTCTTTCGCAGCTTTCGCTTCTTCCATGAGCTTTTCTGTTTCTTGTGTAGCTTTTTCTACAGCAGCTACGGCAGCTTGATGTGCGGCTGCAGCTAGATCAGCGGCTCTTTGTTTTGCTCGTACTAAATTAGCTTCTGCTTTTACTAGATCGTCACTGGCTTGCTCAGACAAAGTCTTTGCCTCCATGAAAGCACTAGCTAGTTTTCCTGCAATGTTCTTTTCTAAATTTGTAAACCATCCCATGATACTTCTCCTTATTAAGCTACCAACGATGCTATAGTTATAAGTCCGTTAATAGCAGTATTTAATGTTTCCATAGCATCTAATTCAGCCATAGATGCTTGAATATTAATCTGACTTTGAATATCTCTTAATAATTGAGCATATTCTTCTCTACTTATCTGCCCTGCTTTACACATTTCTGTATATTGATTTACTTGCGATGCGGCCGCATTTACATCTGGATTTTGGCTACTGATGCTGGCTAGTAGGCTTTGATTGTATTCGATAGTCATCTTGGTTTAGCTCCTATAACTTTTTGCATGCTTTCTGCACTAGTTTCAATTGATTCAAATTTTATTTTACAAAATAGCGGATTTACTTTTCCGCCATTGGTATACTGTGTTTTAAGACCTTGTGCAATTTTATCTAATTCTATGCTAGCTTTAATAGTAGGTTCATTATGTGGATAATGTTCGCTAAACAACATAAATAATCTTGTTTTATCTGCTAAAGCTACGGAATTTACTGTGCTTGTTAATTCATCATCACATGATGTTTTGTATGCTTGCGCATCTCTCCTAATTTCGGTTATAATTTGGTATTCGTTACCGTCATACTTCATTAGGTAGGCATCTACAACTGAACAACCAGCTAGTGTAAAAAATACACATACTGATAATAATTTTTTCATTTTACACTCTCACTTATACTTTTTTGTGTGTTGTACCATTCTATCCAACTATCTACTTTTACTTTGCAGTCATAATACTGACTATAATTTGAACTTACAACTTCTAATACTTGACTTAATTTTTGTGTGTTAGGATCTAATACAGCTAGATCAGGACAAGACGTTAATAAATCTTGTGTAGCAGATGGAAAAGACATGCTGACATTGGTTTTTGTTGTACTTGCACATCCTGCTAGGCTGACAATAAGAAACAAGGTTATTAACTTTTTCATTTGCTTGCCCCCAGCGGATTTTTAGCAGCATCATTTAAATCTTTAATTGCGGCTGGATCAACTTTGCATTCGGCATCTATTTTACTAGCATCTGCTACTAGTTCTTTTTGCACAACAACTTTAGTATCATGTATAACTTTAGTTTGAGTTACAATCTTAGTTTGTATTTGCACGTTAGCATCATTGCTTTTTTGTTCTGCTACTGCAATTCGAGCTTCTTGTTCTTTAATTTGTGCTTGTAGTATTTCAGTAACTCCGGCACCCCCATACATAAACACCCCAAATAAAACAGCCACAATACTTAATGGTCTTAAAACATAATGCCACGGTGTGAACTGTGGCAAATGTGAAAGTATTCCGGATAACAAATATACTGCTACGCCTCCGCCGGATAAAGCAGGCCATATCCATACTGGAATTTGTCCTAATATTAAATTCATCATCCAGCTAGACATAAATTATCCTTGTAAAATCTGATGCGCATTAGCAGTATGTTGTTGGCGTTCATTTAAACCTAATGTCCCGCCATTAATCTTTTTGGTTAATCCTAATACATCACCGTTATCAGCAAGTGCATTCAGATTATTAGCTTCCCAAAACCAGCAAGCTGATTGTACACAACCTTCAAATGTTGTTAAGAATTCTGGTATCTCTTCTAATGGTGTATCAATACTTTCGGCAAAACGGCTATAATTATCTTTACCTGTGATTTGAATTAGTCCACGACCGCAGTAACGAAATCCATCACCTGATTCTTCGGGACCGTTGCCCATACGCCCGCCGTAGGCACGATTAGCTATCTTTTCTGGGTTATGAGCATATTCAGCAACATTGCTTTCATTAAAATAATGCGGCCATATCTTGCATAATGTTTCTGGACGATAGTTTAAGTTTTCCACAATGGCCTTATAACCTGCTGATTCGACCATAGTCTGTCCCATGAAACAAGCAACACGTTCGGGTGTATTAATATCATAATCAGGTAGAATCTTGCATAGTGCTTCATACCAGTGTTCGCTGTAGGGATTGTTTTGTAATATTGCTTGACATTTAGCCAAGCTAAAATCAAATGTAAAATCTGCCATTATTTTATCCTTTCTAATGCAACAGCCCATCCGCTGTTTTCAAATATAAATGTATTACCAATCTTAGTTATGTTATAGTTTCCAATTTGTTTGGTCAAATAGAGCGTTTCTGCTATATGTTGATTTTCTAACATAAATGGTCCAGGTATACTTTCATAAACTTCTTGTTTAGGACCACTATTGATAATATTAAATTTAAGTGGATCGGCCCATATTCTTCTAAATGTTATACTCTCATCTAGAACTGTAATGCTATCACTGTAACTATTTTTAAAGAAGTTTGAAAAATTTTCTAATTGTGTTCTTTCTGATGATATTTCGTAGTCATTTTTACTAGCAGGAATTACTTCTTTTAAATTTTCTAAGGTAGCTTCCTTGCTTTTAAATCCTTTGAACCAACGGAATCTAAAATTATCAATGCCTGTAATTTTACTAACACCGTCTAACATTTCTACAATCTGATCTGATATGTGGCGTCCACGCTCAAGTTCAACAAACACTTGATATACGCCGTCATCAGTTTCACCTGGGCTAACATCTGCATCTAGAACAAATGGATAACCCATCTCTAAGAAATTTTCTAAATCTTCAGCAGGTTCTTGTTGCTCAACTGTAAAGCTGACTACTACAGTTTCTGCATCATTACCGATTTTACTTTTATAACTATCGATTTCGAAAACTTTTTTAACGAAACCTCTTAGATCATTTGCTTTTAAACTCATAGCTATCCTTAAACTGGTGTAGGTGATCCAACTGGACTACCGCCCGGTGCTGCCGGAGCCCCTGGAGCTGCGCCCGCCATTGGCATTCCTGGAGCGCCACCTGCTCCTGGCATAGGTGCTCCACCTTGTGTAGGTTTAGGAGTATCTTTAATTGTTTCTAGCTTACCACGCATTTTGTCCATATATCCACGATAAATGTCAAATGCTATTTTCTTCGGCATCTGTATTTCCACAATCCAGATTGGCTTATGATCTAATTTGCCCTTTTTAGTACCCGGACGAATGTCGCTAGGCTTCTTAATTTTGCGAGGCTCGATCAAATGACTCTTTTGATAGGCTACTTTGCAACCCAGTTCAGTTAAACGCTTGCCAGCAACGGGATTTGGCATCTTATGTTCTGGCCACATAAAACTTGCAGTAATCCAGTGACGATCAACAAACGGGCCTGATGCTAATTCGCCATCCTCCCAGTTTTCGTACACATACATATCCATCTCATCTAACACACGCTCAAAATCCTTGAGTATGGCTAAATTTGTATTATTTTCGTATAGATCGTCTATGTTTTTAATTACATCTAAAATATCATGCATGTTAGTGTCCAGAAGTTTCTATACTTATTTAGCTGGTTTTAAATGATATCTGATTACTTTATTATTATAGCGATTGGTTAAATAATTGTGTAGGACCTCTGTAGTAATCAAAGGCGGTCACTACAAGTCCTACTTTCTCATAAGTAGGAGACAACTAGATGAGTAGAAGAGTGAAAAAACGCTTTACTTCCGACGTTAAAGTCATTGACTTTCCAACATATCTTCCGCAAAAGAAGCAGCGTGTGAGCCTGCATCCACGCAATTTAAACCAACAGGTTTACATTCAAAAACTTCAAGATGAAACTAAAAGTATAGTATTTGCCATAGGACCTGCGGGTACAGGTAAAACAATGCTTGCAGTTCAGCACGGGATCAAGATGTTTCAAGAAGGCGTTGTAGATAAGATAGTTGTAACAAGACCCGCCGTCTCTGTAGACGAAGATTTAGGATTTTTACCAGGTACGCTAAATGAAAAGATGGCGCCCTGGACTCGTCCTATATTTGATGTCTTTGGAGAATATTACCAACAAAAAGACATAGCAAAAATGCTAGAGGAAGGTGTTATTGAAATAAGCCCACTTGCGTATATGCGTGGACGCACATTTAAGAACGCATACATAGTTGCAGATGAAATGCAAAATGCCACAGTAAATCAAATGAAAATGCTACTGACCCGTTTAGGAGAAGGGTCTAAGATGGTAGTGACAGGAGATTTGGCACAAGCAGACCGATTGAGCGATAATGGTCTGATTGATTTCTGTAACTTAATCTCAGACAAACCGGTTCTCAAACACATAGATATTGTGCAGTTTGAAACTAGAGACATTGAACGCCATAATGCCGTGAAGGAGGTGTTAGCGGTTTATGGAGAATGATATAATGTCATAATAAAAGGGCCCTTAGTGCCCTTTTTATTCTTCTAACAATTTGATTTTATCAGGCTGTCCGTGCCATATATCGGCATCAGGTAGCGCAGGTTTTCTCTTAGTAATCACCGGCCATTTAGTACTCAGCTTTGTATTAATTTCTAACCACTTGTCTATATCTGTGTCGACATTGTTATCAGCAATAATAGCGTCGATAGGACATTCGGGTACACATACTCCGCAGTCAATACATTCGTTAGGATTGATAACTAGAAAGTTTGGGCCTTCGTGGAAGCAATCAACAGGACATACTTCTACACAATCTGTATGTTTACAATTAATACAATCTTCTGTAACTAGATAAGTCATTATAGATATTTCAACCTAATAAGTGTTGCAGCCAAATTAATTTCTGGATCAATAACTAACGAGTGATCTACTAGACCCTGTTTAATAACAAGAATAGCCTTGTCTTGTTTAGCTTCATCCCCAAATATTTCTACATTATCATACAGCCAACGATATATCTCATCCATTTCTTCTGGAAGTGCTTGTGTACAAACTAGTTTACGAGCTTCACTGATTTTACCTGCCTTGAACAGATTGACCATTTCAATTTTATAGTCAGCAGTAGTAGCATCAGCTTCTGGATTATGTAGAATACCATCTAGACTATTCATCTGTAAATTATTAATACATTTACGCAGATCTGGATAAGTGCCTTTTACATAATTGTCTAAAATTTCTAATTCGAATTCAATATTTTCTTCAACTAAAATTGTGGCTACACGAGCTGTAAATTCTGTTAGATCTGTTTTTTCAATGTGAATGTGCTGGCAACGACTATGTATAGCCGGCATAATTTTATTAGGATAGTTACAAGTAAGTATAAATCTAACACTGTGACTATAGTCTTCCATTAGATTACGCAATGCCGGCTGTACTGATTGTATATTCATATAGTCAGCTTCGTCGATTAGTACAACTTTAAAATCACCAAATGGCATTGTTGAGCAAAAGCCAATTAATTTGTCTACCCACTCAATTTTACGGGCTTCTTTACTGCCGTTAGCAGCTAATACATCACTATCCTGTATATCTAATTGTTCAATTAAGATCTTAGCCATAGTAGTTTTACCTACCCCTGCTGATCCGCTGAACAATATATGCGGAATACTCTTGTCTTTGATCCAAGACTCAACTTGGCTTTTTAATACTTCGTCTTTAAATACATAACCGTCCAAAGTTGACGGACGATATTTTTCTACCCATAGTTCTTTCATAGCAATCCTCTTTTACTTATTATACAAAAGAAAATAGGGCCAGTCAATGGCCCTATCGCTCGTTTCATAATGGTTAAAATGCTCGTTGCAAATCGTTAAACTCTGGCTCGTCGGCCGAATAGTGAGTCGTTAAAGTTCCCCATTCGATACCTCCTGGACGATGATCTGATATGGCCATAATAGCAGATGCATCTATTCTACGCACATCTATAGTAGTTCCATCAGCTTGCTCTAATTGTACTCCGCGAGTCCAGCGGCCATGCTCAACTAGGATCCAATCGCCGACTTTGACATCTTTCTGTTTATGCCCAATCTTCCATACTCTGCACCAACGAGGTCTGATACCTTCGTTTTTGCCATCATCGCTAGGTATAATGATTCCTGACTGTGTTCTTTGGTCACCAAAGTCCATGTCTGTTGCTAATACATGGTCGTTGAGTGGTTTGAGATCACCTTTGATAGGCCCTATCATTCATTGCCCTCCGGATCCATATCGGATACATCTTTTTTAGTAGCCACTGGTGTAGGCTGTACCGGCGCCTGTTGAGCAGGAACACCCGGAGTATTGTTCATTGCAGATCTTTGAATTTCTTCTCTAGTACGGATAATCTTACCGCCTGGACCTAATTCGTCGCCTCGTGCATTAACTTTTTTGTTACCAACAGCAACAGTCATTTCGTTTTGTTGAACAAGTTTATGCATGTCTACAATCTTGCCCTGCATAGTTTTGTATACTTGTCTTGGTTTTTCTTTCATTGCCATAGCAATCTCCTAATATATGCTTACTTATCTCAGGAATTCACGCCAGTCTAAATTATATTTCATACTGTCTATACTGTGTACACCTATCAAGTATAATACATAACTGGCCACTGAGCTTCCCCTACCTATTCCCCAAACTATATTATTCTTTTCCATGGTATCTACGAAATATTTTAACCACTTTAACAGCATGATCATATCACGATCTGCAAATGCGTCAAGTTCTTCAGCGACTCGAATCTTCTGTTCAATGGTACTACACTTAGAATATAACCAATCAATGATATCAAATAATTGATATTCTTCTGGCATAAACCATTTGTTTTGATTAATTTTATCAAAATCTTCAATGGTTATATTTGTAGGGGAATATAAACAGAATTTATTTCCTATTTGGTTTTCAAGATTTAAAATGTTTGGAGTTAATTCTTCTACTATGATTTCACCATCTAAAGATTGACCTTGATAGATGGCATCAAATAAATCTTGTTCGTTAAAAATAGGATTTGAATAGTTGTCTAGGCGCATTGCCTAATATTAACTGATATTAATCAGTTTGTCAAGACCTTTGCCTTGAGATTGCATCATTTTTTCATATTCTACTTTACGTCTTTTAGCCAATTCTTCACGGTAAGTATCTAATACCATTACAATTTGCTGGCGGACTTCGGTATTATAAGTCATCCAATATTTTTTAGAGAGGTCGTTGATCTTGGCCTCGACCTCAGAGTCTTTTAAATGATCAAGATCATTAATAAATGGATGCATTAGAAATCAGCAAGTTGACGCAACCATACAGTTGCCCCGCCATCATAGGTACATGCTTCCAGTAATCTTGTACCGATATAGTTCGGAACTGGTACTGTATTGTAGTAGTTTACTGTAATAGTGGTTCCATCCGGGATGCTAGCTGTTGTAGCAGCACTTAATGTTACGGTATATCCAGTTGCCGAAACAATATAGGTGTTTGATTGTAATCCGCCTGCACCCGAAGTTATCGTAGCACCGACTTGAATGTTAAATGCATGATGCAAGACTATTGTGGTACTACCACTAGATGTAACGCCATTTGTTGTAAATGTAAACTGTGCTGGTACAGGCAGTGTACCGATAGGTGTACCAGAAACAATATTTCCTGTGGCTGGGAATCCATTCGGATTAATACCAGCATTACCTAATTCTATTGTACCACCGTTAGTGTAGAAAGTAGCAGTTTGGGTAGTGGCTGTGCTACTGGTCAATTGTAAACGAATTTGTGCATAATTGCCGCTAGTCGGCCAATCACGGAAAGTAAATGCTACATTTCCTGACATTACATAGGCTTGGAAACTACCATTGTTAAAACTTACAGTAGTAGCTGATCCTACAGTTATAGGACCATTAGCTAGTGTACTCATCTGGGACATAACACCATTTGTGATGGAACTACCATTCAAATTATTTTGAACAGGTGCATTAGTTGTTAAATTTGCAGTTAAAACAGCATTTGATTGTAGGTTAGTAATTTCACTAGCTGCCGTAGTAAAATTAGTTTTAATCGCAGCATAGTTGTTGCGAAAGCCCTGAGTGTCGTTATCTTGTCCTGCAATAGGAAAAGTTGAATCAATTGTTCCTGGGGTTATAGCACTTGTCATAAGGTTATCCTATCGTTTCTAAATACTAGATATTTATCACCTGCTAGATCTTTGATACTGTCAATTATGTATCGATCTACGGTGTAATTGATGTTTTTGAAGTCAAAATCTGTTGTTGCAAGGTAATTTTTAATGTTGAGTACAATACTAGCACTAGTACCCACCTTACAAAAACATAGCGGAATAGCTAATTGGAAATTAAGTTCTTGTTTAGTACCTGGCTGGATACTACGCATCCATAATGGTAAATAATCTCTTTCTGTGGCCCCTATAGCACTTATCCTATCACGCCAGATACTAACGCTGCTTGGAAAATAGTTATTAGCCCTAGGATTACTTATCTGATAGGCCTGACCATCGACTGTTATGGATTGATTAAAAACAGTTAGTGATTGATCAATAATACTATTATCTGCTGAAAGTATTTCTGTTTGCGATCTTTGATCTTTTATTTCATGTGGCAAATAACTTCCATTGTATTCTAATGGATCTATCATTTGCACATATACTACTTCATATAACGCATCTGTAGTTCCCGGATTATAAGCTATTGCTGTTTTTATATCACCAAAATAAAATTGTTTTCTTTTGTGATTTAACCCCATTGCACCGATATAAGCTCCTGCCGCTGTAGTTTCTATACCTGCATATATAATCATGCTGAGGGTTTTCTGTATTCCAAAATTAGGATCAGCAGGTCTATAGATATTGTTTGGAGTAAACACTGTGTTATTATTAATAAATTCACTGAATGAATTTCTTTGTACAGATGACAAATATGGTTGTACTCTAATATTGCTATATGATGTAGTATCCAACGGAACTACTCGTATCTTAAATGTTTTAGATGTGGCACTATATCCAAACTGGTCCCTAGCTGTTACAGTAAATGTAAACACCTGATCAAATGTACTAGTCTTAGAATCAAAAGTCATATATTTTTTAGTATGGTTGACGATGTCATAAAAACTAGTTTCACCGGGTTGATATAATCGATCAAAAATTGTAAGCCTGTGATCAAAAGTTGCAGCCCCGTGATCAAATAAAGTAGGGCTACCATTCCCGCTAGGTAATGCTGTGATAGAAGTACTACCACCAAAAATGGTTGTAGCAGTATCAAATGATGTTGTATTATGATCGAATATTGTGGGATTTCCGCCAGCGAACACAGTTCGACCAAATTGTTTCACTTTACCTATGATCTCACCGCTGAGATCCATGCTTAGTCCAGGAGGTAGATTTCCACTACTTAAATTATAAACCACAGCAGCATTTGGTATAGTAGTACTAGCTTCTACAAATAAATTTGAAATATAGCCTGAATTTATTATTCCTAAGTCATTGGGGGTAGTCCATTTAATTACAGATTCGACATCGCCTATAATTTGAATTGTGAATTTTCTTGCAGTGAAGGCAGTTTCTTGATTAAACCCTAAGCGAGTAGCAGATATTGTAAATGTATAAGTTTGTGTAACCGCAGGTTGATACGGGACTTGTCCATAAAGAATACTGTCACCACTGTCATAACTAAGACCTATCCTAGATAAATCGTCAGCTAATCCACCGACAATGAATACTAGATCCTGAGGTATGGTAATTTCTAATGATTGGTCTATAGTTAATCTATAAAGATTTCCATCATATGATTGAACACTTATTATTTTGTAAACTCGGCTAGTCACTCCGCCTATTCTATTATCTAATGTAAAATATTGCCCCGCACTGGGAACACCGTTTGTAGTAAACACTCCTACAGTTGTCCCACCCAATAGATTATCACCTGAGTCAATTTTTTGACTTGTAACAATGATGTCAGCATTAACAGCTTCTGAGTTGAATGTTACTAGTTCACGATCGTATGTATTAAGGGGAATAGTGAGGTAGTTGTTGGCTCTATGTAGTCCTAAATTAGCAGGAGTAAGCCAGACTGGCGCTAAAACAAAACTAGTATCTGCTGTAATAACTGTTGAGCTATCATCTAATTGAGTATTGTCAGCTTGGAAATAACTATCGCCTACAACAAAAATACTATAAGTTCTGCTGGCAGATACATTGCCGTCTGATACTGTAATTTTAAATTGATAGTTAGTATTCAATTGTTTAGGATTTTTACTAGGCAAGCTATAGTCATAGAATACATTGTCGTAAAAATAACTATCATATCCATTGGTTGGTACCAATGCGAAATCATATGCAACTGCATCATATAAACCTTCGTCATAGGTTCCGCTACCGTCAGTTAATGATATTACTAGAGTTGGTTGAACAAATCCTACAATTCTACCAGTATTAGTTAACATTAGTCCCGGAGGCAATTCTCCACCATTTTCTAATATAGCATAGGTAAGATTAGCACCCGCACTTATATTAGGATCGTTTACTTCTACTTGGAAATCTACATAATCAAGGCTGGCTACAAATAATTGATTATTTGGTCCTAGTGGTAGTCGGCCTGAAGGATAGATAAATGTAGGACCGTCTGTATTTTGAATTGTGATAGAAAATGTGCGATCGCTTATACTACCATTGAGGCTAGCTCTTATGCAAAAAGTATATGTAGTATCTCGTACTACCTCGTAAGGAGTACCACTAATTTCTGCGATATTGGTTATTGGATTTCTTTTTACAAAAAGTCCGCCGGGCAATTTACCTGATATAACTTGGTATGCAACTCCGGTATCTCCCGAAACTGGCAATGCCTGAGAGAAAATTATACCTTCGGGAAATGTTCCAAAAGAGTAACCTGATTGTGCTGTCCAAATAGAAGACACTGCGGTCATCTAGTTCTCCTTAGAAAAAGCTACCAAAATCCGCTACAGTAGCTCTGCTGTTAGTGTCAGTGAAATAACCAAAATCTAATAAGATTCCACTATCCCCTGGTAATCCAGTACCGCCTGCTGGCAATGCTATAGAACCTAGATCAACCGGTGCAGTATTTTTGTTCGATATAAGTAGGCTTATTAAACCATTTATTTTTTGTACATCAATATTATATACAGTAGTTTTAGTATCTCCACCGTAGATAAAATTGCCATTTAAATTTAAGTTAGCATTATTTTGACTCTGTGGATTATATGGCTTTAATGTAGGATTAGGATCATTTTGTAATCTTGAACTTGCAGATAAATCAATAGTTCCGGAACCTGCTGTAATAACTATAGTGCCGTCAATGCTGGTCACGGTTTTAAATTCTAAATTTACACCATTAACATCATTAAATAAACCAACACCGGCTCCGATATTTCTAGCTCCAGCAATGGTGACAGATCCATTTAATGCAGCAAAATTAGCATTAACTTTGGTAAATGCAGTGCGTAGATCATCGCCGGTGCCGTCATTGGCATAGGTTCCTAGGTTAATTGTTTGTAAGGTCATAATCTGCTCTCTTTTGTATATTTATCGGAAAATGCTACAAAAGAGAATTGGTTAACCAAAGTATGCGCTGACAGTATTGTTAAACTGATTGTAGACTAACTTAGGACTTGCGCCCCATAGACCGTTAAACACACCGTAATCATTAGCTGAATTAGTAGTATACAAATTGTTTCTTGCCATATTTTGTAATTGAGCGAGAATCTGTGCAGGAGTAGCCTGCGGGTTCATTTCTGCTAGCAATGCTGACAAGCCTGTAATCTGTGGGCTAGCCATACTGGTTCCACTTAAATTAAGTTGATTGAACGCACTATTCAAGAAGTAAGGTGCTGGAGTATATCCTTCTTCATAAATG